GCAATGTCCCAAGGAAATTCTTGTAAATTCATTACAGCATCTACTCCATCCATCTTGACGGCATCTATTCCGAAGTAACCAGGAATACGAATCTGGCCACAGGCCAAATTCAACTTCTTTTCGTTAATCATTGCATTATGATTAAATGCTTGATATAATTAATCTTCGTAAACATCAAGGTCACCAGCAGCAAATTCAGGTGTAATACCTGGGCTGATAGCCAAGTTTGCCGAAAGGTCACCCCAATAGATAGCATCATCAACTCCACCCGTTACAGCTTTGTTGATTGAGAATGCCAATGCGGTATTACTACCCACAGTACACTGAGCAAAGGTAATAGCTGAGGTGTTGTAAGCGTTATTAGCACTTACTGTCCAACCACCTGCACCACTTGCCCTTGCAATCTCCTTCCTCGCATATCCTGTATAGGTACACTCTGTTCCCTGAGCCGAATCCGAAGGAGGAGTTGTTACATACAAAGCAATAAAGAAGTTACCTGCCGTGGTTGATCCTCTCAACCCCGTAGCATCTCCTATGTTTGCCAAGTTAGCGTTCTGAAATATTAATTGCAGAATCGCTGTTTCAAATGCGTCTTTTTTACTTCCTGCCATGACATTAAAATTTTAATTGTGAATACTTAATTATATATAATTGACTACCTTTTATTTTGTACGAATTACGGGTTTGGCTATTGGTTTCATCCCAAACTTATTTCCACCACCTTTTGAAACAGAAGCAGCGGGAAGAGCAGGGGGAACAGGAGGTGCCATAATATCCTGAATATCTCCCATTAAATCTTCTTGTTCTGTAGAAATTCCTTCCTCAATCATATTATGAACTAATTCTATCTGTTGAGTAGAGAGTCCAAGACATAACTCAAAGAAAGCATCAGGAGGCATAAGTGCAATCGCACTAGGATTGGTCGTATACTCACGAATTGCACTAGCCCTGCCCTTCCCAATTTCAACTCTATCTTTCTCACTAACTGCAAATAAATCAAGCCAATCAATTGTATATTCATCGACTTGAGGTAAAATACCAAATTCCATCATTCTCTCTACAAAGGGAGCGATAATGCTGGGACCTGCAAAATCTTCCCTACGAGCTTGAACATATGTCTTCCACTCACCCGAGTCTTGTGTACTAGCTAACTCACCACGTTCAGATCCTGATAAAATCCTTTTTGGAATACCGGTAACAGCCGAAACACAAGTCAGCTGAACGTCCATGGAAGGTCCTGGATCAGATATCTGCTGAGCTAAGGATTTGAGATCAATCCCCTCATTTACAAGAATTCTTTTTAAATCATTTTCATATTCCTCCACCTGATTTAGTAAATCCTCTTTAACTTTATCAGTCATTGTAAAGTCTTTATCCAACATCGCTTGATATCCCGGTCTTGCCCCTTTCCAAAACATCTCAGCGGATCCCCCTACCAACTTCTCAATATCCTGCATTCTATTAAATACAGCTTCCAATCTTGGAGTTCCATAAACCTCAGATTCAAGATTATCATCAGTTATATGAACAACCCTAGTATAATGAACTTTAATAGTAACGGAAGACCCGCTGGATACATCTGACACAATTACATTATAATACAAAGGCATGCCGTAGCGCTCATTCTGAGGGTCATCTACCCAAGCTTGGATTTTAGCGCTTTGCTCCCCGAATGGCTTTATGTATTTTAAAGTGCGGGTTCCTGCTCTCACTGGGAGAGCCCAACCTGCTACATTTCGTACATCATCCAAACCTAAAAGGAGCACCCCATATCTTCCAATACCGGTCAAACGATCCACTCTGGAAAATAAAGACCGAAGTTTAAAAGTTTTAGCCAATTTAACCCAAGCTTCTTCAAATTCCGTTTTTTCCGCTTCCTGCGTTTCCACCAATTCTAACTGCCCTTGCCATGTAGCTTTCACCGGACGGTCAATGACTGCCTTGGAAATATCATGACGCGTATATTTATTTAGATAACCGTCGTAAGTCAAAGTCTCAGAATAACCAAGAGTCTTGTATAAATTACGCTTGCCTCCAAACGACTGCCCAAACATGGTAGCAAGATTATTTCTAGCCACAATAACACTACTGAGGACTTGCAATTGTCGCTCAGACAGAGTTTGAATTGATTTCTTCGTCCGCTCCATAATTTTATGCTTTATGAACATTAATCGCTTTTGGTCCACGTTTAGTGTCTTCCAATTCAAAAACCACTCTATCCCCTTTTGTCAGAGGGCTACTGGCATTAGTTTGATGAAAAAATACATCATCAATTGCTTCATCTGGTATTATAAAACCATACCCTTTACTTTCAACAAAAAATTTAACTATTCCTGTAAGTACTGAGACTTCTTTAACTGATTTTGCCATAACTTAAAAATTACTATGTTATACGTCTTGCTACCCTTTTACTTGTCAATTTATTAAAAGCGCCAGATGCTGCATCAACTTGATCATCATGGGTTCCTTTTGGATAATATTTAAGCTCCTCAATAAAATTATGATTCCAAGCAGCTTCTAACATTTGCACACTTCCATTATTAACCTGAACCGAAAATGGATCTGCTCTATTTGTCTTTTCCCCACTAGGTTTATCCGGTCTAGCGGAAAACCCTGCCAAATTAGAGATGGTACCTTGTACACTCTCTAATCCACTAGATCCCGGTTCCTGCTCAACCCATACATGCACTCCCGTACCATCTGCCTCAGTAACAGCCTTTATGATGGTTTCTCTCTCATCAGAAGACCAACGGCCTCTTTTTACATCCTGAATAAGCCACTTCCTATTCTTTAGTTTATGCATTAATACTCCCACAGTATAGTCACTCTTTTTTGTAGTGGTACCTGCCTTATCCCAATACCGTACAGAAAACTCTATATTTATTGGATTAGGCATAATAGGGATGAGTATAATACTATCCGTGTGAAACATCCCACCAGCGGGGGGAGTAGGACTTTGTCCAACCTGACCAGCATAACCATATTGACCAAGATCAGCCTCCATATCCTCCAAGGCTTCCCATGGAAGCCTATGGATATCCAATAAATCATTTTTATAGAACTTAATAAGCTCAGGGGGATTCACCATTTTTGCATAATCTCTGATCTCACCCGGAAGACAAATATGCTTAACATTCTTTTTCTTCTTTGCCAGAAGATGTCCAGTAGGATCATCCTCATGTAATCTTTGCATTATATATACCGTGGGAGAGACTACCTTATTGGTTTTACGAGTTGATAGAGTGGTTTCACACCATCTGTTTGCCGTAGCTAATTCTGTTTCGGAAACTGACTGTTCGGGGTTTAAAGGATCATCCACTATTAAAAAATCTCCATGGAATCCTGTAAGGGTACTGCCTACCGATGTGCTATACCTATTTCCACCAACCTTTATTCTTACCGAACCATCGTCGTTTACTATTTTATAGGTAATAGCAAAATTTGATTTTGTGTCTTTGTCCTCCTTAATATTTATATCCGGATAGATATTTTGGAACAACTCGCTTCGAATGAGATCCCTACAATATTCCGCTGATTGAAGTGCCAAATCCTTAGAATATGATCCACATATAAACCTCATCCAAGGCCATTTGGTCCAACACCATGCCGGAAACATAATAGACGTTGTAATAGTCTTAGTTGTTCCAGGAGGTACATTTACAATTAAATCATATGGCCGTGGCTCCCTGCGAGCAACTCTTTCCGCCATTTGTTCCAATTCCCTACATAATAACTCAATATGCCAATTTCCTTCAAACTCAAGTGGAGAAATTGTTGGCCAAAGATACTGTAAAAAATGGTAAAGGGAGCGGTTATTCAACTCCCTAATCACCAATACAGGGTTTTCTAATCCTTGGTCAAATAACCGCTTTTTCGTAGCGGTTCTTCTCATTTTAGTTGCTACTTCCAGCATTTTCTGATAGCATTGTTTTAACCCCTACTTTCTTCAAAAGCAATAATTCCGACTCCGTTAAGGCACTCAAATCCACTTTCTGCACATTGATATTGGTCAGAGTCCCTTCAATCCTCTTGGTGTCGGTCCAAATTCCATTAGCCCTCTGTCGTGCTGCAAGCCATTTATTAGCAGCCCATGAATCCGGAATAACATATTTCTCAATTTTTGTCTTAATGATCTTCCCTTTATACATATGGACAAGGGTTTCCACAAACGTAAATCCATGGGCCCTTTTGTAGAGTGCCTCCGCAATGTTA